GCTCAATGGACGTGATGATCAATGTCGGATTAGGCACTGGCAGGGAAGAGGAAAAAGCAATGGCTCTTAACCAAGCCCTACAAATGCAACAACTTGTCTATCAAACATATGGCGCACAAAATGGCCTAGTGAGCCTCACCAATATCAGGAACACGTTAGCTGATCAGTTGGCAGTTGCAGGAATACGAAATGCTGACAGGTATTTTGCGCCTATTACTGAAGAAATTGAGATGCAGATGTTACAACAACAGCAGGCGGCACAAGAGGCTCAGGGTCAAGCACAAGATCCAAACGCGGCATTTTTGCAGGCAGAGCAAATGAAAGTGCAAGCTAAGATGCAGGCAGACGCCGCCAAGTTGCAAATGGATATGGCGAAAAATGCTCAAGCTGATGACTTGAAACGCGATCAAATGGCGCAAGATTTACTTGTAGACGCCGCCAAGATTTACGGCGAGTATGGCACTAAAGTAGACGTTGCCAGAGTTAAGGCGGAGCAAGATAAAAACCGCATGATTGGTGGCATTGCACAAGGAAATATGTCATAATGGCGCAAGTTATAAGAATAGAAGCAGAAGAGGCCAGACGTTTAAAAAACGATACGGCTTTTCAAAAGTTTGTAAAAAATGTTCGCGAAGATCAAATGAAGATTTTCGCAGAAAGTAGTGCATCAGACGTAGATGTGCGTGAGGAAGCTCATTCAATAGTGAGGGCTTTAAACGAAATCGAAATTACACTCGACGCCGCAATATCGGCAGAGGTAATTCTTGATAAACAAAGGAAGTAGCACCGATGTCATCGACTACACTAGAAGAAGCTGTAGACAGCATGATCGTAACACCTGACGCGGAAAAAGATCAGGAACAAAATTTGGACGAAGCTCCAGAACAAGTGGAAGCAGTTAGCGACGGCGAAGCTGAAGAAATGGAAGCTGTAGACGAGGGTTCAGATGACGCTGAAGAGCTATCCAGCGAGGATGATAGCGAAATCGACTACGAAGACCCAGAGGCAGATGACACTGAGCCTGACCAAGAAAGAATGATCGAAGTCACAGTAGACGGAGAGAAGCAATATTGGACAGAGGCTGAGTTACAACGTGACGCCGCAGGACAGAAGGCGATTAACAAAAGGTTTCAAGAAATAGCACAAGTGCGAAAGCAGTTTGAGCAGAAAGAAGCCGAAATAGCGAAGCGAGAAGCGCAAGCTCTTGGTCTAGCAAGCCAGATACAAAATGGATCGTTGGTAGCACCTACGCCCCCTAGTTCTGAACTTTTTGAAAGTGATCCAATCGGATACATGGAACAAAAGATGAAGTACGACGAGGCGAAGACTGCATACGATCAGTCAATGTATCAGGTTCAAACTTTACAACAGCAACAACAGCAAGCTCAGGCGCAGGCGCATCAGTCGTATCTGCAAGAGCAGGCCGAGGTGCTTAGAAAACGTATCCCAGAGATTGCAGATCCTGTTAAGGGTGAAGCATTAAAACAATCGCTGGTTCAAACTGGTGTAGCTTACGGATTTACTGAAGACGAAATGTCTATGGTAACTGACGCAAGATACATCGAAGCATTGAACGACGCGAGGAAATATCGGGAGCTGAAATCTAAGCGTAAGGCTACGCAGGCAAAAGGCGAAAAAGCTCGCCCTGTCGTTAAAGCTGGCGTAAAGAAGCGAAAATCAACTAGCGTTCAAGCGGAGCAACAAAAGGCGCAACAGCGCTTAATGAAAACAGGTTCAATCGATGATGCATTGAGCCTAATGTTAAACAATGATTAACATTAAGTTAGTCTTCTAGTCTCTGAAAGGACAAACACATGGCACAGCCAGCAAATACATACGACTCGTATGATAATGCGAATAGCATTCGTGAAGATATCCAAGATATCATTTACAACATTTCACCAGATGAAACACCATTTTTATCTGCATGTAAAAAAACAACTGCAAAATCAACTTTGCATGAGTGGTCAACAGACACGCTAAGATCATCTGCGGCGAATGCCCATATCGAAGGTGACGACAGTGCGGCAACAGCAATATCTGGTGTTACTCGTTTGAACAACAGAACGCAGATCTTTAAAGATGCAATTGTTATCTCCGACACTGACGAAGGTTTATCAAAAGTAGCCAAGCAAAAGGAGATGAGTTACCATATCCTTAAAGCTGGGAAAACCATGAAATTGGATATTGAAAAGGCTCTTTTCGATAACAATGCTAAAGTTGCTGGTTCTGCAACTGCGGCTCGCGAGCTTGCTGGTGCGCCAACATGGTTAACATCAAACACTGTCAAAGGTTCTGGCGGCGCTGATGCTAATGGTACAGGTTCAAATGCTCGTACTGATGGTACTCAAACAGTATTCACTCAAGCTAAGTTTGACACAGTGATGCAGAGCGTTTGGGAAAATGGCGGAACAGGTTCAAAGACTGCATATTTGTCAGCATTTAATATGACAAAGTGTCTTGGATTTGCTGGTAACAACAACCAAAGAGCAAATGTGGTGGGATCTGATGAGAGAGTAATCAACTCAATTTCCATATATTTAACACCTTGGGGCGAGATATCGCTGAGGCCATCGAGAGAGAACAGATCACGCGATGTGTTCTTAATGCAGAACGATACATGGCAAGTGGCTACTCTACGTCCAATGAAAAACGTAGAATTAGCAAAAACAGGGGATAATTCGAAAAGACAACTAACCACTGAACTCACATTGGTATGTACTTCAGAAGCGGCAAACGGCATGGTAGCTGATTGCACAACTTCATAAAACAACTATAGTAAGGGGGGGAAACCCCCCTTATTTACTTTAGGAGTGATTTATGGCTACACCACGAAAAGGCAAAGCAAAAGCAAAAGTAGTTAATGGAAGAAAAATTAGCTATGGACAAGCTGGGCTTGCAAAAGATGGTAAGCCAAGAGTAAGAGCTGGCACAAAAAAGGGTGACGCATACTGCGCTAGATCTGCTGGTCAAAAGAAGAGATCTCCGAAGGCGGCTAAAAATCCGAATAGCCCATTGAATTTATCACGTAAACGCTGGAAATGTTCTGGCACTAAATCTAAGAGAACATAAGATGACAAGCTCGAAAATAGGCGAAAAGATTGAAATATCTGACAATGGCGAAATTAATATAAAGCGCACATTTGATGGTAGCCAGATGATGCGTGACGCTGAATACGCTCGACAAAATGCAGATAATAGTTTTGGCTCAGATCATAAGCTAATTGCACAAGTTGATGCGGCTCTAATTGGCGTTTGGCTTAAAGAAGCTGGCGTGAGCTGGAGCGATACAGAGGCGGCTAATCAAGTTGTTAAAAGAAAATTAACGTCAGGCGAATTTGCTGACTTACGAGTATGGCAGGGAAAATACTGATGGAGATGACCGATCTATGGAGTGGCACGCTCACATTCGCACTGGCGTTTGTGGGTTTTGTTTTACGCGGATATGTTCTAGAGTTGAATAGATTACAAATTCTGTTGAACAGAACGCGAGAGGAATATGTGACCAAAGCTGATAACAGTGTGTCAATGAATAGATTGTTTAGCAGATTAGACGCAATAGACGCTAAGATGGATCGCATATTAGAACGGAAGTAAAATGCTACGTTTTTTTATAACAAGTTTTTTCATCATTTTTGGCAGTTTTGTTTATGCTGAAGATGACACAATAAATACCAATACTAATATCAATTCCAGTGGGTCTATGGATACAACTATACAAAGCCCACCACCATCAGCGATCTCACCACAAGTCAGCACAAGCGGATCTGATTTGTGCGTCGTGGGGATCTCAGGCGCAGTACAGACGCAGATATTAGGCATCTCTGGCGGCAAAACTGTGAAGGATCTAAACTGTGAGCGCATTAGAGCAAGTAAACTACTCAGCGATTTAGGAATGCGTGTAGCTAGTGTGGCTCTGTTATGTGTCGATGATAGGGTCAAAGAGGCAATGAAAAACGCTGGCACGCCCTGTCCAATAAATGGGAAAATAGGAGATGAGGCTAGGCTTGAATGGGAGATGAAAGCTGTGGAAGCGCGTATAAGTGAAGACCAGAAAAATCTAGTGGAAAGGCTTTTTGATGAACAAGCTGAAACAAAAATTGGGCTGGGTGTTATCATTAGCACTTTGTTCTTCTTACTCTTACTCTAACGCCGACCCATATAGTTATTGGGCGAGTACAAATGCCGCCAAAAATGGATTGAGCTGGAGTATGTCATCTGTCTTGCCATCAATTGGCGGCGTAGACATAAATGGCCTGATTTACAGATATACTACAGAAAAAGAAACAGACGCAGATATGAAGGTGACAGTCGGTAATCTAAACTTTGGCGGCGATGGTTACTTGTTCAAAGAAACTGATGATTGGTCTGGCGTGCCATCGAATACAATCACAAAGTCATTTCCATTAAATAATATTCCGCTAGAACATTGGGGCGATGGGTCAATCACAGTTGAGGGTGATGGCACTGTTAAGGATGCTACAGTTGTATATACATTTCGCGTTGACGAGTGTTATGACCCACAGCTTAATCCAAGTTGCGCTGGGTATAAGAAGCCTATCCCAGAGATCCCAGAGGTTGAGGTTTATAATGCATTGGAAGATGACGCAGTTGTAGACGCAATTGAAGAGGAAGAATACGAATATCCAGACGAGGCTAAAATCCCAGAGGATGATGAAGACGATGACAAGCCAACAAAAATAGAGCTGGGTTTGATGTCTTCTGAGAATGCATTGACTATGTTTCAAGATTATAATCAAAACGAGCTTATTAATATGATCAACAACCAAACCAATTTGCAAACGTACTATGATCTTGCCCTAAATGGTGGTATATACAAAGATAAGCATAAGTTAAGTCAAAAACAAATGCCAGATAACAAAAGAGCTTTAAGGGCTAATTTGGCACAACAACTAAAGCATGAACAAATGGTAGACATGCAGTACAATAAGTGAGGTTAATATGAAATATTTAGCAATACCACTATTAGCACTAGCTACACCAGCTTTTGCAGATAGTGTCGATATAGTGGGCAACGTGTCTGCGAAATGTATAATCCAGACAACTAAAAGTGGTGTATTTGGATCTCCTACGGCAAACAAGTTAAGTACAAGCCCAAGCGATGGCGGAATACATCCAGAGGTTAGAATAGATGTCGCAATTGCGAATAGCTACACAGCTAATATCACGCATCCAACAACTTTTACCTCATCACCATCCCTAAATGACACTGTGACGTGGACAGGATCTGTCAGCGTTGTGAATACGAGTGACGCGGCTATGTCATCATATGACACTAACAAGACGACTGCTGGGGCTACTACAAGCTACTCGTTAACAACTGCTGGCTCTACATGGTTTGCAATATCAAGCGTTGCTGAATATGGCGGTGGCAAGCCGTTTACAGGCGGAACGTATACAGCTCAGGCTACAATATCGTGTATACCCACCTAAAAGCGATTGTAATTGCTACGTTATTGGGGTCTGGCGTATCTGCTCACGAACAGACCCCAGCCTACCCAAAAAAGCAGTATTCCACAGTGAATGGGATTGTTAAATTTGAGCTATCAATTTTTAACTCAAGGGAAGAGGTAAAGTATTACCAAATTGGTGTATTTGATAAAAATTTTGTGGGGCTTCCATTTTCGTCAAAATATAGGATAATGAAAGTCGATTACAAAACGAGAGTAAATTTTGATGTATATGTTAGAAAAGTTGATTTAGATAGGGCAATGTATATTTGCACAAAATCAAAACTGCTAAAAGATAACAAATCTAAGCCATTTGTGTCATCCTTGATATGCTCAAAAATTATGGAGAAAACTAAATGAAATATGCAATCATTCTATCCTTAATTGCTGGCAGTGCATTAGCCGACAGCTCGTCACTTTCTCTGGCGCTACCAACGCCTAATATCAATACTCAATCTGATAGGATAAGGTCTGGTAGCATAGAATGCTCGAACTCTATCTCTGGGTCTACACTGCTAGAATATGGATTAACTGGGCTGATCTCTGGACTTGATACGAATGCTAGAGGTAAAGATATTGGCATTTATGCACGCATTGTCATTCCACTAAATGCGCCTAAGAAACGTATTGAATGCCAGAAATTATTTGAGGTTGAATTATTACAGCGCAAAATGGAAATACGCATGTTGCAGGAAGAGCTGAATGCAATGAAAAATCTGCAATCTACAAATATGGAATTTGAGAACTAATGGTCGATACAACTAAAATCGCGGATGGTATTGATGGTTTAGCTGAACGCCAACTACAAGCTGGGGGCATGAAGCTGACGGCTGGTTCTATACTAGCAATATTTGCATTCCTGTCTACAGTGGGATCTGGTCTATATGGTGGCTTGCTGATGTGGCAAAAGATTGAAGAGATTGCTGGTTTAGACATATCCGCATACCAACAACAAATGGATGTGATGGATGCTAAGGTTACAGGCATATCTGAGAAAGTCGAGGAAAGCGTCGAATACAGTCGTGATATTAAAAATGGCCTTAAAGATGATCTGTTGCGGCTTGAGGGTCAAGTTGACAGAATTGAGGACATGGTAAGAAAATCTGAAGATAGCGTCAGGGAGATGATCGACAAGGCTGAGGTGCGCTTTGAAAATCAGAGAGAACGTGTTAGAGTTTCACAAAACGGCGAAATGAAAGAGCTGGAAGATAAACTAATGAAGAAACTACAAAGGGCGCTGGATAACCCTCTGGCGGATTGACATGGATGAATTTAAAAAATTTGACGTAGATGGAAATGGCACGATTGATCAGGCCGAGTGGGATCGCATGGCTCTGGAAGACAGGCGTTTAAAAATGTTAGATGACGATGCACAACGTGACTCGATTAGGTCGATGAGTTGGTTCGCATTGTTTGGAATGTTGCTATACCCATTTGCCGTGATAGGCGCAGAAATTTTTGGTTTAACAGAAGCCGCCAAGATATTAGGCTCGATGGCAAGCATTTACTTTGTGTCTGTTGCTGGTATTGTATCTGTATTTTTTGGAGCTAACGCATTGGCGAAAGGAAAAGACAAATGATTGGATTAGGATTAATAGGTCAAGTTGCCGATCTTGCTGGCACTATGATTGAAGGCAAAACTGCTGTGAAGAAAGCAGAGGCGCAAACTAAAATGAAAATAGCGACAGGCGAGATCGATTGGGATATTGCCGCCATGAAGGCTACTGAGAATAGCTGGAAGGACGAGTGGATTACATTGCTGTTTAGCATACCCCTCATTCTGGCATTCTGTGGCGATTGGGGTAATGGCATTGTGCAAGCTGGTTTTGCGGCACTGTCAAACATGCCTGATTGGTATCAATACAGTCTAGGTGGTATTGTAAGTGCATCTATTGGGATGCGTGGTGTAAGTAAATATTTTGGGAGCAAAAAATAATGTCACTGTATGAAAACATTCATAAGAAGCGTAAGCGCATTAAAGCTGGAAGTGGCGAGACAATGCGTAAAAAGGGTGCTAAGGGCGCTCCAACGAACAAGGCTTTTAAACAAGCGGCTAAAACTGCTAAGAAAAAGCCAACTAAACGTAAAACTAAAAAGGCATAATCATGAGTGAAGCAATGAAAAAGCTCCAAGATAAAGTTGGTGTTGGGGCAGATGGTCATTTCGGCAAGAACACTGCAAAAGCCATTGCCCAATATTATGAGCTATCTAATGAGAGAGCCGCGCATCTAATGGGTCAGGCGAGCCACGAAAGCGGTCACTGGCGGCACACAAGAGAAAATCTGAACTACAGTGCCGAAAGTATGATGCGCGTCTGGCCTAGCCGTTTTCCTGATCTAGCATCCTGCGAGGGATATTCTCGAAACCCAACGGCACTAGCTAACAAGGTTTATGGTGGGCGCATGGGAAATAATACAGAGACTGATGGTTCAACTTACATTGGTCGCGGATTTCTACAATTAACAGGAAAAAATAATTACAGGGCATTCAGCTCCGATATGGGTTTACCTGAGATTATGACAGATCCAGATCTGGTGGCTACAGATTACGCATTTGATACTGCGCTTTGGTTCTTCAAAAATAACAAGTTATTTGACATCGCAGACGATGGTGTGAACGACGAAACAATTTTAAAAATCACACGTCGGGTCAATGGCGGCACACATGGGCTTGTGGATAGAACTGGCGAAACAAACAAAATCTATGAGTGGCTCAACGCATAACAATAAAATCGGTAGAGCTGGCGAATTTCTGGCTCTATCGAGATTATCATTCGCTGGCATTTCCTGCATCTTGGTTCAGCACGAAATTGACGATGCATACTTGAAAACGCCAAGCGGTGTATTGCTGACTTTACAGGTCAAGACTGCCAGCAAGAAAACAGGAAATGCGCGGCAGTACAGGTGGAATACACAGCCCCTTGGAGATAATAAAAAATCTGATGTGTATGCACTGGTGGCATATGATATAAAGAAAATTTACTGGGCTAGAGGTGACGATCCAATAATAAAGAAAACGTCAACTCGATTGTATCCAGATCAATTTGTAGATGAAGAAAAATTATTAAATCAAGTAATAAACAGCTTCACAGATTAAATAAATCACTTGATGATTTACGCTGTTAGATTTATTTAGGCGTGTGGGCAATTCGGGCATGATTTGCCCACACGATATATTTATTTTATTTTAAAGTAAACGTAACGCAGAGACTTAGCTCCAGCGTTGCCTATGATCGGTGTGGTTTTCTCGTAAGCACGATCAACTAATTTTTGACGATACATGACGTTAAGCGTCCACGCTATATCAGATACGCCAATGCCACTGCTTAAAGCTATCATAGTGGTAGTATACCTCTTATAACTTTTCATATGCTTTAGTATAGCGTCGTACTTCTTTTGAGGTATTGGTTTAATTTTCCTCAGATCATTGTCAGTCACAAAGTTTTTGTGTGACGGCTTGTTAACTGTGATTTGGCGTGGCCTCTCAAAAGTTTTATTGATGTTATTTCTGAGGCCACGTTTGATCTGCTCTTTCTCAAAATTGTATAGCAAGTGGGAATACATAATCTCATATTTATGTGTAGGCTCATCCCTCATGGCTTGGGCGACTTGTTCTTTCGACGCATAAGCGAAAGCTGGTGTTCTACATTGTTCAATATTGCCAGTTGCTCTTGCAACATCCACAGATAATAGCTCCTCGTTCTCACCTCTTTGCCCTTCAGATCTTCCTGAACTGCCTCGTTGAGCTTGATTAGCCTCGTTATTGCCTTGTAGCAATCTTTGGTGTTCATTTACATTCTCCTCATTCATCATTTTCACGTCTCACAAATTTTCCCTGATCATCAAGGGCTGGTATTAGCCTGCTGGGTTTTTCTGGCATTTCTGGCAAAATCAATCCAGTGCCAGCGCAGTTTTTGCAATCAGCCTTTTCATACAAGTAAGTTTCATGAAAGATATTATAATCTTTCTCAAATAGTGTTTCGCCTGCGCCATCACATTCTGGGCATGGGTAATATTTACTTGCCATTGGTTAATCCTTTCGGTCTGAGCTTTGGTACAATAAATGACGAGCTGATGTAGCTTGTCTCGATGCACTGAGCCATACTATCCATCTTCTCATATGGCTTGTAAACGGCTGGCAATGCTTCACCACATTCACGCGCACTGCGGTATAGCGTGGTATCCTGTAGCTCCACGCCGCCAATGACATATGTGAGAACGAGTGTTGTGTAGAATGTCATAATTTATCCTTTTCTGTTGATTTTGGCTTTGTAAAAAAAGGTGTTTCTGTTGGATCAATTGTTTCCATAACTTGATCCAATGCCTCTCTGGTTCTTTTGGTTTTTTCTTGCTCTACAAGCTCATCCAAGTAAGCATTAAATTTATCCAAAGTAAGTAAACGTGAGGCTCTAGCAATATCTCTAACCCAATTGCTATCTTTTAATTCAGCATTACAGGCAACACTAGCATAAGCGCCACACCAAAACTCATAATCAGATTTTAGTTTTTTTAATGTAGCCATTATTCATCCTCTGCAAATGTGTGGGCATAGCCAATTTCAGTTAAGATCCACTTACAGCCGCCATCCAGCTTATCTTTATAATTAGGTATAACTGCGCCAATTAATTCATCGGCTGGCTTCATGTGTGTGATACCAGCCTCAGCTAAGATTTTCTTTGGTAGAAACACTTCGTCGTGTTCCTTGTGAGTGAAAGCAAAGCCGAAGCCATGCTCATGAATTGATTTAATAATTAATCTTTGCATTATCTTATCCTATTTTAGATACAATTTTGACGTCATTAAAATACCTTCTGGCATCATGTGGATGTTGCCAAGAGATCATATTTTTTAACCACTCTTTGGTTTCGTGAAGTGTGGGTTGGCCTTCACTGTCGCCGCACATATCTTCACCAACATCAATGGTGATTTCAAATTTAAATGTTTGCATTTTATTCTCCTAAGTTTGCGTTAATAATTGTATCCAGAAAAACTATAATTTCTGGAAGGTGAATGCAGGCTAGGGCAAATAATGCCATAGCCAAACCATCTTTGATCATTGTGATGTTCATGCCGCCACCTATTCGTGGAACTGAAGTAGATTGCTAAAATCTACATCGTAACCATCAAGGGCATATAAATCATTATTACAGTTACCACCAACATCGTGATAAATATAACCGCCAGCAACTAACGATCCAAAAGTACCCTCAGCTTGCTTTTGCGTCCAACCAGCATTTACAAGGTCTTCAGCTCTTACATATACCCAAGGGTCTTCAACTAAATCTGCAACACAAGTGCCGCCCATTACATTTAAGCAATTTTTGATTAAGGCAGTCATTGCGGCGCTTTGATTTTCAGTAAGTGTCATTTTGTATTCTCCATTTATGTTTGTGTTATTCGTGTAATCTAACAGATTGTAAGATAAGGTCAAGCACAATGATATACAAATGATATATTAAGTGCTTGACCTGAGTGAGTATTACCAATCCTCACCATTGATTTTTACTTTTGTAGGGCGCTGGATAATAGTTTGCTTAACACCATCGCGCTCTCCATGCTCTTTAATTTTTGCCATGCAAGTTACATCAGTGCCTTTTTTTGACCAGCCATTAGATCCTTTATAAACAACGATGTCATTATTCTCATCGCGGCATATATTAATGTATGTCGTGCCGTAATATCCTTCCAGAGCCACAACGTGCTGTACTGTTAGGCTGAACGCCTGACGTTCACCAACAACGCCCACCCACTTGCAATCAGCGTCAGCCGCTTGGCGTTCAGCGATCAGTGCCGCACGTTTGTCGATAATTTTTACAACCGCATTGCGCTGGCCTTCAGTTAAAGACCCATATTCATCTAATGCTTTTTCCATTTTACCAAGAAAACTATCAGCATTATCATAGCTAGACCCAGCTAGAAATTCTGTAATTTCCTGCGCGCGTTCATCATTAGCGTAAAACTTTTTAGCCCTGCTTTTTCTAGCATTGGCTTTTATGCTTGCCTCAACTGCGGCTACATATCTTGGGTTATCCCATTTATCGTGATAATCATTTTCGTGCCAGCTCATGTTAATCTCCATTTGTGTTTGTGTTATTTAAGTAATCTAACAGATTATGAGATAAGGTCAAGCACTTTATATATCATTTATATATCATTGTGCCTGACCCTATCAGTTATTTACGCTCGTAATCTGCCCATTGCTGGTACATTTTTTCCCAGCCCCATTTTACAAATTTAGCCATGTCATCGCCTTCCTCGATGCCATGATTAAACGCAAATTGTTTTAGGGCTGATGTAAGCTCAATTTCTGGAAACTCAACAGCCAAATCGATTGCTTCATTGTAAGCATTTTCCCAAGTTGTATCCATTATTTAATCTCCTCGTTAATGTTTATGTTTATTCACTCAATATAACAGGTATTCAGATAGGGTCAAGCGGAAAATATATCTTTTATATATCATTATGTTGTTGACGCCATCTGTCAGTCTGCTATTATAAGGTATAACATAAACACAAACGAGGAGATTTGTTATGAGACTTTATAAAAATAATGCAGGACAATGGTTTGGCACTCAGGCTGAGGCACGTCGCAACTCACCCAGAGAATGGGTTGAGGTTAACGTCCCAACATCTAAGCTGGATTTACTTAACTGGCTTAACGATAATAAAGTTGGTGGCATCAGCCAGCAAGTTAGCACTGAGCCAACTCCTGAGCCAAAAGGCGATTATGGTCAGCTCAACAAAAAGTCAAAAAGCTGGGTGTCTTGGGCATTGGGTAAATTGATCATGGGCGAAAAAGATGAGGCAATCGAAATGCTCAAGCTGGGTTTAGCCGAGCAGAAGGGGGGTGCGTAATGGCTAAACTAAAAATCAAACCAGTTAATCACGGCACTACAAAAGCGGATCGAAACCGCTACTGTGGCGCGGCGGTTGTCAGTGCAATCACTGGTATGACAACAGGTGAGGCGGCAAGACTTGTCCGCCACCTCAGCGGTGTGAGAAGTGTCAAAGGCACTAGCACTCGCCAAATCAGAGATGCATTTGCTGAGTGTGGCGTCCGCTTTGCACCGAGGTCATATGGTATGCGCCTTAACCGCACCAATGGCGTCACACTTGCAGGCTGGTTAAAAGGCACTGTGAAATATCGCAATGCAGAGCGTGTGTTCTTGGTTGTTGCTGGGCATCACTGGCAATTGGTTCAAGGCCGCAGATATGTATGCGGTTTGACTTGCGAGATCGTGAGCATTAAGGACAAGCGAGTTAAGAGACGCGCTAGGGTTTCTGAGGTTTATGAATTGACTTCACCAGATGGCATGGTCATACCTCATGTTGCTAAGAAGCCAAAAAACCCAAACGCTGGGTCAACTGCATGTAAGGCTAGGCGATTGGCTAAGGAGCTAGGCATTGAGATTGAGATCGAGCATTACTATTCTGAAGGTCTTCGCAGATACTGGCTGGGTGGCTATGATGAGGGTGACGTGGATTACGCAGAGCTTGGGGTTATTGAAACTCACTTTGCCGACACATGGTCTGAGGCCGTTGACACATTGCAGGCGATCAAGGATTATAAGGCGCAGGCAATAGCGGCTTAATTAATAAGCACTGTGGCTCAGGTCGCAGTGCTTAGATAATTAAACCAAGGAGAGAACAAATGGTTGATAAGAGAGTATTAATTAATTTTAGCGAGGCGCAGTATGAAGCTGTGGCTGAAGCCGCCAACAAATCGGCTCTTAGCTTTAATGCGTTTGTCAGGATGGCATCTTATATGGCGGCGTCTAAAGCTGGCGTTGAAGTTGCCAAGCCAGAGACATCTGACGCTGATAACATACAGGTTGTGGAATGATAGTCATTGGCGTTGATTGTGGTTTCTCTGGAGCGATTGCACATTATTGCACGCGCACTAAAGATCTGGATGTCGTTGACATGCCGACAGTGCTTAACTCAAAAAATAAAACGGAAGTTGATATATACACGCTCCTGCATATTTTTGAGCCAGAGGCAAAGTTAAGAATGGCTGTGATTGAGCAAGTCGCATCGAGGCCAAATCAATCGTCGGTTGCCACGTTCAGATTTGGTATGGGCTACGGATCTTTGCTTGCATGTGTGGCGGCTAACAAAACGCCAATGCATCTGGTCACGCCCCAGAAATGGAAGAAACACTTTGGCCTGTCATCTGATAAGGATACCAGCCGCCAATTGGCAATGCAGAGATTTCCAGATCATGCCGATAAGTTTGCCAGAAAGAAAGATGATGGCAGAGCTGAAGCGGCACTCATTGCGCTGTATGGCGCAGAAGTTTTAAACAAGTAAATTAGGAGAATATAAATGCAAATAATACCCAGCGAAGAGCTGTCAAATAAGGCATATCACGAACTGCCTGCAATCTCATCAAGCGCTGTAAAAACAGTGGCAACGTCATCATTATACCATTGGAAGAACGCTAAGTTTAGCTCCACGCCTGCTATGATTTTAGGCTCTGCGTTTCATGCGATGCTGTTAGAGCCAGAGAAAAACTTGGTAACAAATTCTGGATTGCCGCGTCGTGGCAGTAAGGCTTGGAAAGATCAGGAAAATTTTCTAGGTGACGATGAGATCCTATTGCCAGAGGGTGAATACGAGCAGTGTCAGAAAATGGTTGATGGTTGCCTGCAAAATAAAATGGCGAGAAATTTATTAACTAATGAAGATCTGCTGGCTGAATATAGTTTCATAGCGACATGCCCAGAAACTGGATTAGAGCTTAAATGCCGCCCAGATGGGCTGTTGAAAGAGGCTGGCATAGTAATAGACCTAAAGTCATGCTTAGACGCATCCTATCGCGGTTTTGATAAGGCTGTGAGAAATTACAGGTACGACTTACAGGAATGTTTCTATCGGTATGTTTTGAAGTTGTGCGGCTACCCGACTACAAATTTTATATTTATCGCAACTGAGAAAAACAGTTACGCCACGGCTTGCTATGAGATGTCAGATAAATATAACAAGTATGCTGAAGATGAAATGTTTAAGACATTACGAAAAATAAAAGTGGCACAAGATACAAACACTTATGACACTGGATGGCCTGAGCTGGATACGATTAGTCTTCCAGCTTATCTTGATGAAGACCACGGCTTATAGAAATCCCAGCGTAGGGGTACTACGCATAACCTAAAAGGAGTTGTAAAATGCAACACATTATATCTGGCGTGAAGGCGCTATATCCAAGACTAAATCAAACATACAGATTTGATCAGGAAGAGTACAAATCTCAAAAGTGTGAACCCACTGCTGAGGGGGCGGCTTACGAGATGTCATTTAACTTAACTGGTGAGCAGTGTAAGGAGCTGAATACGATCTGTATGCAGGCATATAAAAATGCGGCGGCGTTAGAAACCAGCAAACGCAAATGGCCTGAGCAACCACTGAGCTTGCCATACAAACGTGATGACAACAAAGAAGGTCATTGGATCGGTAAGGCAAAGCTAAAGGGCGCTTACTCTGGTGAAGCTACAAACCCACCTCGTCAGGTCGATGCATCTCGCAAGAAATTGCCTGATGGATTTGAGCTTACATCTGGGTCAACTGTAAATATTGCAGTGACAGTTGTGCCGTACAATACAGGCACAATAAATGGCGTTTCATTAAGATTACGTGCAGTACAAGTGCTGGAGCTGGCAGAAAAGCAGGAAGCAGATGATCCGTTTACTGAAGTTGCTGGTGGATTTTCTGGTGGAGCAACACCAGTAAATGGCGTTGAGCATGATCCATTTGGATTACCGCCAGCGCAACCAGCTCAGTCAAATGATCTGGAAGATGAAATACCATTTTAAATTAATCACAGCGTTAGACAGAACTGGTCGAGGTTTTGTCTAACGTCCATATAAAAGGAGAATATTATGAAAAACGGAAAATGGTCAAAAGAAAATTTTAAAATATACGATATGCAAAACCCACATATTTATGAGCAGTTTAAACACTTTGCATTGATTGTAACTGAGAAGCGTGAATACTATTCAGCAAAATGTATATTTCATAGGGTGCGTTGGGAAACAATGATGTCAGGAACTGGCGATCATAAAATTGATGATGGATGGATTAGCCATTATGCTCGTAAATTCATGGACGAAAATCCAGAGCATGAAGGCTTTTTTAAAACACGTAATCGAGTAAATTCATATCACTCGTAAAATAAATAGGGGATAAAATGCAAAACACGAAATACCCAAATGCAAATTGGGATCAGTATTCAAGTAAAATTATAAGCGCATTATCATTGAAAAAGACTGCCGTTGGCGAGTATCATGGAGCTTGCCCTGTATGCCAAGGCAAAGATCGCTTCTGGATCAAGGAAGATAATAACAACGATGTGATGGTGAGCTGTCGTCAATGTGGAGACTATGCTGGCATAAAAGACGCGCTGAGAAACCAGAGGTTGTGGCCTGATGAAAATGAGAAGCCGATGACAAGGGAATACACAATAAGCTGGCCTGAGCCAGAGCCAGAGGCGACGCATCCATACCTGATCAAGAAAAAGATCGGGCTGGGCAATGCTAAGATAAATGGCAACTTACTAGAAATTCCTGTAATTAATTCCAAGGGCAAACGTGTGGGTGTCCAGAATATTGATCCAGCAGGATCAAAGAAATTTTCTACTGGTATGCCAGTTGTCGGAAATTTTAGCGTTATTGGTGGAAAATTAGATGATTTAATTTATGTTTGCGAGGGTTGGGCAACAGCAATGTCAGTTCATCTAGCTACAGGTAGGCCAGCAGTATTCGCATTGTCGGCTGGTAATCTAACTGCTGTGATAGGTGAGCTTTACGAGGCACGTCCAAATTTACGCATTGTGGTGGCAGGAGACAACGACGAGGCTGGCATGAAAGCTATTGAAAAGTGCGTTAACGATCACAATGTGCAATCTGTCGTGCCTGACGTTGACGGCTGGGATTTCAGCGATATGTGGATCAATCGTGGCAAAGAGGCTACGGCAAAGGCTCTGGAAATAAAGAGCCTGTTAGATCAGGTGTTTTTCCCTAATGATGCAGTCGCACAGCTCGACAGGAGCTACTTAGTGAAGGGCTGGTTTGGTCAGGGTCAATTGTCGATGGTTTACGGCGCATCCAATGTGGGTAAATCATTTTTCGTGCAGGATATTGCTTGGCATGTATCTGCGAGCCAAGATTGGCATGGAAACAAAGTTAAAGGCGGCGTGGTGTTATTCTTGGCTCTGGAAGGCGGTACAACCACGCACAATCGTATTGTGGCTCTTAAACAGCAGTACCCAGAGCATTCGGACGTTAAGCTGGCTGTCAGGCCATTGCCACTCAATTTGCTGGATGGTGAAGTTGACGTGAATAAAATTTGTGATTTGTGTGATGAGATAAAAAGGATGCACGGCGACATTGCTATGATTGTCGTGGATACGTTATCTCGATCAATGCCTGCTGGCGATGAAAATTCTCCTGCAAGTGCAACTGCTGTGATATCTGCTGTGGATAAAATTAGAGCCACAACGAGCGCACATCTCATGCTGGTGCATCACTCAGGTAAAAATCTGGAAGCAAAGGCGCGTGGTCACAGCTCATTACGTGCGGCTGTGGAAACTGAGATAGAGCTATCATATGACGAGGCGACAGGTCTGCGAACTGCATTGGCTACCAAACAGAGAGATTTGGAAGGCGGCAGGAAGTTTCACTTCAAGCTAAAGGTGATTGAGTTAGGCAATGACATGGATGGTGATCCTGTCACGACTTGTGTAATCATACCAGCCAGCAGTGATGATGTTGAGAAGGCTAACAAGAAAGCCATCAAAGGTAAAAATCAGGTCTTATTTAAGACGTGCTTCCAACAGCTCAGGGGTGAAGGCGTGGGTATGTCTAATCCTGCTGGCGTTGGCTGGCCTGAGCCTAGCACGTTCTGGGTGATAAAAGAGGAAGATATTAAGAAGCATTTTATGGGCAAAGTGGCTGGCGTAGCTAACCCATCGCAAACGTATAAGCAATCGATTGCTGGCCTGACAAGTGCTGGTCATATTGTGCAAAATGAGGGCTATATATGGTTCTGCGATGATTTCGGGAAAGTGAGCTAAAATGCAACCTACTAATTACCTACTAATTAGCATTAGTAATAACAATATCAATGACTTAGCAGTACAACTACTAATCACAATTAGTATATCGCAACCAATCTACTACTAATACTATATACCTTTAGGTATAGTATATTAGTATGTAGTTGAGCGAATAGTATGAGAATGTAAAATCGGGGTTAAATTAAATGAAACAAAGGAGAGATAAAATGAATAGCATTGGCGAGGCTGGTGGCAAGCGAGGGACGAGCGAGGGCGATGGGGATCAAGCATTGGATCAACAGAGTATGGTGAGGTCGGACATATTGGCGAAGGCAAACATTCTCATAACAGGCGACAGGGCAAAGCAGTATGGAAGCGCAGAGGAAAACTTCAATTGCATTGCGACTATGTGGACTGCATATCTCGGCAGGCATGTGTCGGCGTATGACGTGGCAAACATGATGGCTCTGTTAAAGATTGCTAGGATGCGTAACGGCGTACATCAGGATAGCTCAGTTGATGGGTGCGGTTATCTGGCGCTGGCTTACGAGCTATCAAATCAGGTCACATAGGCTTGAATAAGAGCTTCTCATGAGGCATACTATAGCCAGTGGGTTCTCCTCCCTCTAAACGTATTGTTTTTGCATTTACAATATGTTTCCCACTGGACTAGACCGCGCAACTTCTCCTCCTCTTCCAAGTTGCGCGGTCACATTACAAGGTTATATGACGTGTCTGAGTTTAACATTAAATTAACGCTAGATCTTCACTGCAAGAATACTGATGAGAATGATCATGAGCTGGATATACTTTGTGACTTCATAACAGATCGATTGCATGTGGTAGGTGCAGACATTGTAATACAATCATTAGCCGAGGCTCTCATTGAATTACATGATCAGAATGCAGAAGATAAGGCGAGGAAGTTGCACTAATGTTGGTAGCATTGTTCTATAAAAAAGACATTGATGCGTCGTCGCAGGCGCGTGGGCGCGTAACAAATAGCAAATCTTATGTCAATACTTTCGGGAATATAGAAAGTTAACATAATATACATTATCGGACATTATGGGCTAAATCCGCAGTATATCTAATGAAATCAATAGGTTAGGCGATTTAGTAGCAATATATGGCAATTCTGAGCTATGCGTTGTTAATTTTATACGAAACTAGATAATATAAGACCCCCCCATGTGACAGATAGTGGGGGGTGCGTTTGCTAGATTTTCACGCACACGAAGACCCCCCATACCCCCTTGCAATATAACGCTTACCTATTGTAAAATTTAAAAAAAATTGGAGAATATTAATGGCTGGCAAGGCATTACGAAGGAAGATCCTAGCAGATGTTGAGAAGAAAGGCGGCGTAGATTACCTGTTTGAGCAAATCGCATCAGGTAATACTTTGACGAAAATGGCTGTAGAATATGGATGTTCTCGTCAATACCTTGGCTCATCATTGAATAAAGTGCCAGAATATGAGAAGGCCATGAACGAAGCCAGACGCCACGCCGCAGATGCCCTCGTCGAGCAGGGTTTAACAATGGTGGATGATTTGGATGGCGGCTCAACCAGCAGTGAGATAGCCGCCACGCGAGAGAAGGTTCAGTGGCGTAAATTTATGGCAAGCTCGTATAACCAAGATCGTTACGGCACTAGGCCACAGACAAACGTAAATATCTCAGTTGGCGATATGCATCTCGACGCCCTAAGAAAAGTTAATTCTGACTTGGCGGCTATCCATAAAGAAGATCAGGAGCGCGAAGCCAAGACGATTGACGTAGATTATGAGGATGTAACCGATGAGTGATAATCCATTAACAGAATTTGTCCTGCGCTATCGTGATGATCCAGTGCTATTCGTGAAGGAAGTGCTAGGCGCAGAGCCATACGATTATCAATCCGAGTTTCTCAATGCCATATCGTCTGGTGAGCGTAAAATGTCTGTCAGATCTGGGCATGGTACAGGCAAGTCAACGTCGGCATCTTGGGCTATGCTATGGTTTCTCCTGCTACGTTTCCCGAATAAAGTCGTCGTCACAGCGCCCACATCAAGCCAATTGTTTGACGCATTGTTTGCCGAGCTAAAGCGCTGGATAAACGAGTTGCCACCCCATCTACAGCAATTGCTCACTGTTAAGTCAGATCGTGTGGAATTAACGTCAGCCGCTTCCGAGGCATTTATATCAGCCAGAACGTCACGCGCAGAAACGCCAGAGGCATTAGCTGGGGTACACTCAGAGAATGTTTTATTGGTAGTCGATGAGGCATCTGGTGTACCTGAGAAAGTTTTCGAAGCGGCGGCTGGGTCAATGTCTGGTCACAGCGCAACCACGTTACTATTGTCAAACCCGACGAGATCCTCTGGCACATTTTACGAGAGCCAAACTAGAATGTCTAAGAGCTGGTGGACGAGGCGTTGGTCGTGTGTTGAAAGCCCACTTGTGTCTGATGAGTTTGTCAATGAAATGCGTGAGCGATACGGCGAGGAAAGCAACGCATTTCGCATACGTGTTCTCGGCGAATTTCCTATGGCGGACGATGACACGATTATACCATTCCATTTAGCCCACAGCGCAACGCAACGAGATATTGAGATGACGCCTGACATAAAGCCAATATGGGGCTTGGACGTTGCGAGGTTTGGCACTGATAAGACTGCATTGTGCAAGAGGTATGGCAACGTCGTCACAGATATTG